AAGTTGGCAGACGAGGCATATGAAACTTCTCTTGGTTATCAAAGACAGACCCCAGAAGAGATCCGTAAAGACGCGGTTATGGAAGGTGTTTTTGGTGTTATAGGTGAGGGCGCTGGTCGTCTTATCTCAAGTATCTTTGGTAGAATATTAAAAGGTCCGGCAACAAAAGAGGCCGAGGCAGCAAGAGCCGAGGCACGAGAGCTTTTAGGAGAAGGCTTTAGACCTACCATAGAAGGTGCCGCGCCGGGTGTTCGTCCTATTCTTAACCGTTTGCAAGCTATCTATGAAGGCGTGTTTCCTAACCAGAAAGCCGCAGATGATAATTTAAGAAACATTGTATCTAATCTCAGAAGTCTTGGGACCTATGACGATGCCACACTTAATTCTTTAGAAGGTGTTGTCAAACAAGACATTGAAAAGATGTTTATGTCATCTGAAGATGCTGTTCGTTCTGCTTACAGAGCTTTAGATGATAGAATTGATGCTGATATTAAAGCTATTATTGAACCTCTGCGTAGGGGAGATAAACTTAGCGAGGAATCAATCGCTAATCTTGTTAATGCCAAAGCCATATTTGACGAGCAGGCTGACAGCTTGTTTAGTCGAGCGTCACAGGCTATCTCTGGCGGCACCGATGGAAGAGGGAACCGAATCATACCGGTTGCTGATTTAGCAAGAACATTAAGTAAGTTTGACGCTCAAATGCCAGTGAAAGATCAACTAGGTGGTAGTCAGTTGGGCGGCATCATTAATGAAGCCAAACAAAACGCCCGTTCTCTTCTTGCTTCTCGCGGCTTGCCTGTTGATATGCCTGATGACGAACTGTTGCGTTATGCTTACATCACACCGGAAAAAGCTCAGATTGCGCGTAAGATCATAACAAACCTTGGTTATAGTGAGGAGTTTAAAGGCACCGTTCAAGCTGGTATGCAGGCTGCGTTAAAGCGAGGTATTGATGATGCTTTCTTCCAAGGAGAACAAAACCTCAATCTTGTTGCCAATTTTATGAAAGCTAGACACGGCACTGGTGAACTCAGTCAGGCTGAAGCCGCTGGGCTAAGAGATCTAATGGATCAGAGCGGGATGGTCTTCGCGGAAACTCCATCCGTAGGGGGAATCGAGAAATTAGTTAAAGGTCTTTCTGATTTTCAACGTGCTCGTAAGTATTATGCAGAAGGTATGAAACGATTTGGAGATCCTATCGTAGAGAAAATCTACAAGGAGACAGGTGCCGGCACGATTAAACTAGACCCTACGGTCATGCTTGATGAACTTGTTAAGGGAAATCAACCAGAACTATTGCGGCGATACTTCCGTGCAGTTCGTGGCACTCCTGCAATGCAGGGGCTTGCCGCAGGTGAGCAGACTCTTGCTCGTTCACGAATTACTTTTGGCAACCGCGATTTAACACTGCAAGAGGCTAGATCTTTCTTAACTGAAATGCCGGAAGACACAGCGGCAGCAATTGCGGCAAAGCGCGATTTGGCTTCTAGGATACAGCGTGAGGAAACCCGTAGAGCCGGAATATCTGAAGCTAGAGGCAAGGGCGTTGAAGCTCAAGAGGCTGTCCGTCAGTCAATGGCACGGGCGTGGTTTCAAAGAGAACTAGGCGACCCTAGTAACTATACAGAGCAAGCTGGGGTTCGTGTTCTTGATGGTATTAAGATCGCTAATAAGATTGATGAACTGGGTTCTACTGCCAAAGTCTTATTCAAAGGTGAGATAAAAGAACTGAATCAAATGACAAAACTCTTGCGTCAAACAGGAGCGGAGTTTGATCCAAAGGTTCTAGAACAGTTTGGCGCCGACACTATGGCTGGCAATATTCGGTTAGTTAACCAAGCCTTGAAAGATAAAGCTGCTTTTAATGGTAATTCCTTTCTTAATGCTGTTCGGAACAATGATTCCGAAGGTATTGTCAGTGCCATATTCCAAAGAGGAAATGCGGACAGAATCAAACAGTTTAACGCTGGCACGATCCCTGTAAGGACAGACGCCGCAGGTAGAAAGATTACGCTAAAAGATTTTGGTACAATTAGCCAAGAAGCAAAAGATCAAGTACAAACTGCTGCTATGGGTCGTATCCTGCGTTCTTTAGGAGACATTGATTCCCCAGCTTTTCGTGAGTCCTTTATCTCTGGACGTTTGGGAACCAAGTTACAGAGCACCCTAGAAGGATATGGTCGAAACACAATAGAAGCTATGTTTGGCAAAGAGACTTCTGATGGCATGTTCAAGCTAGCGAACAATATGGTTCGTGTGTCAAACTCACCAATCGCTGGCAAAGGTGGTCTTGCTGCGCCTCAAATTGCAATTGGTCTAGGAATCTATGGAATGCTGACGGCTCCTTTTGCCACGCTTCCTGCTGCTGCTTTCTATTATGGGATGTCTAGAGCATTAAGAAATCCCACTGTAATGAAAGTTATGTTAGCTAGTCGTGAACCTGGTGGCGACACACTTGGTCAGGCGCTCCAGTTTATGAACACAACGGCTGCGCAATCTGTTCAAGAAATTTCAAGAGCAAAAGAAGGTCCGACTAAAATGCCTCCTGAAGTTAAGCAAGTGGCTAATCAAGTGGCTAATCAAGCAAAACAGACAGCGGCACAAGTCTTGACACAAGCACCTCAAGTCGCTCCAGCGGTAGCTGGAACAGCCGCACAAGTGTCTCCAATCTTGCTACCCGACCCTGCTACAGCCGCATTGGCGCAGAGTCTTGGAAGAACAACCCCATGAACAAAGATAAGTTACGCGAAGAAATAGCCGAAGACGAAGGCTGCAAATACGAGATTTACTTGGATCACTTAGCACTACCAACGTGTGGTGTGGGTCATTTAATTACTGAACATGACGAAGAATATGGCAAGCCAGTCGGCACTGTAGTCGAACAAGAACGAGTGCGGAAGTTGTTCGCATTAGACATAGCAGTGACCATAGACGAGTGCAAAGTGCTGTATCCAGACTTTGATGATTTTGACGAAGAGCTACAACACATATTGTGTAACATGATGTTCAATATGGGTCGGCCTCGATTGTCAAAATTCGTTGGTATGAAAGCTGGAATTGATGCCCGTGACTACAACGAAGCGGCTAATCAAATGGTCGATTCCAGATGGTATACGCAGGTTCCCAACCGAGCTAGACGTTTGGTAGCACGCATGAGGGCGTTGGCGGACTAGCCAACCTCTCCCCAGTTGTTACCTAGTTCCTGATCAACCTTGCTCGGCACCTTGAGTTCTGTGCTTGTTTCCATAATCTCCGTGATTCTTGACGCTTGCTCCTTGGACTCCACGTTGAAGCACAGTTCGTCATGCACTGTGAGTAGGGGCACCAGCCCTTCCTTGTAGCATTCTGCCATAGCAACCTTGGTCTGGTCTGCCGCCGAGCCTTGGATTAGCTTGTTCAAAGCCTTATAGGTAAACGCCCTCTTGAGTATATGACCATATTCTTTCTCGGCCTCCTCGCGCTTCATAGGCTTGTTGTAGCCAAAAGTCTTAGGCTCCCACATATCAAACCGGCACAAACGACCTGACATTGTCCGGATCTGCCCATTGATGCTGGCTCTTTGCGATACGAAATCTGCTAAACCTTTAACAAACGGAACCTTCTCACGGTACTTAGCTAGAAGTGCTTTAGCCTCCTCCGGGCTAATATCCATGGTATGCGCCAGCTTACCTACGCCCATGCCGTACATAATCCCCAAGTTGACCGTCTTGGCTTGCTTACGAGTTATAGACGCCAAGTCTGCAACCATCTGATGGAAGTCCGCATCGCCTTTATGGTACTCCGCCACAACGCTATCAATGATGGGGTGTCGCTGGTCTTCCGGTAGGGATGCGCAGTAATGTACCAAGAGCCTTGGCTCTTGACTCGAGTAGTCAAAGCTACCCCACTTGCACCCTTCGTCTGGTATAAACAGACCTCGGATCATGGCTTTAATCTCTGGGTCACGCGCTGGGATCTGCTGTAGGTTTGGATTGCTGGACGAAAAGCGTCCGGTGACAGTGCCGCCATCGTCAGAGCGGAGTTGATGAAACTCGCAGTGTATGCGTCCGTTATGTGCAAACTTCAAAATGTTGTCGATAAACGTATTGCTAGCCTTGTCTAATTCACGCAAACGAAGGATCTTCGCCGCGACAGGATGCGGACTAGCTTGCAGGAACGCTTTGGTAAAGGACGGCTGGCCGTTGTTTTCAGTCTTGTTATAGTATAGGCCATGATGATCAAAGACGGCGGCAACGCTTTTGGCTACCCACGGTTCTACATCCACACCTGTCTCATGCTTAATATCCGATACCAGATCCTTCTTGAGTCCGATCAGTTTCTTCTTTGCCGCCTCGGCGCCGTCAATGTTTACCTTCACGCCCCTCTCGCGCATATCCAACAGAACTGGTATGAGAGAGGTCTCTAACTTAAACACATCCATGAGGCTCTGCTTCTTTATCTCCACCTTCATCGTGTTCCATAGCTTCAAGGTAAGCTCGGCATCCTTCTCGGCATACGCCCCCACAAACCGTGAGTTCAATCGCCACATCTCCGCCTTGGGATCAAAGCCGTGATCTGCCGCAGCGGCACGCAAGGTCTTCTCGTTCTTACGCTCATCAAGGTAATCCTTCGCCAAGTTGTTAAGGCTGTAGCTAAACCGGTTCTCGTTTAGCAGTGGTGCGGCTACCATGGTGTCGATAATTGTGCCTTGAATCTTGACCCCTGCCCACCGGAGCCAACCGGCGTCATAGGTTGCATTGTGCATAACCTTGGGGATATTAGGCGTAGCAAGCTGGTCTGCTAGCCACTTCATGACTTTCTTCTGGGGAATGTTACCACCACCCTCATGTGCGATGGGGTAGTAGCCTACGAAATCGCCGGCTGCGATAGCCACACCTACAATGAAACCATCACCACGCGCCCACCCTGGGCCTAGTGTCGTTAAGTTTGGATCGTTGGTCTCAAGGTCGATTGCAATAGACTGGCTGTTCCGCAGATCAGGAAACACCTCCGGTGGCACCCAATCCTTCTCGATGGTATCCAGATCAAGCCTATGCAGGAACGTAATCTGACTACTTTCCTTTGCCATCTACTTCTCCTCCGAGGCTAGCGTATCCAGCGATATCTACCCATGAATCCTCATGTGTTGGTGTGACTATGAGTCTAGCAAGTTTTAGCGCCGTAAGACACTGATAAACTTGAGAAACAGACACTTCCTTGTCTAGTATGACAGACCACAGTTTAGCCACGCGCTCATGGTTTTCGTATGCATCGCCGTAGTCCTTGGCTCTCGGACCATTGACCAAGCCTTTGGCGGTATCAAGTAATTTATCTCTTTTCATATCACATACCTATATTTTGCGTGGGAATCGACAATGTGCAAATTGTGTCGTGCTCTGGTCACGGCGGTGTAAAAGACGCGGTGCTCATCATCCTGATCTGGAGCATTGACCGCAGGGTATGACGAGTCAGTTAACAATAAGATGTTGTCATCCTCGCCGCCCTTCATCCGGTGGATGGTTGACAGATTGATACGAGGCTTAGTCAGATCCTCACCCCTCCGGCGCACGGCGCCCATATATCGTATGTCCTCAAGGGACATGTTAACCACAACCTCTGGCCTTGCATCTTGATTAGCAAGCAAGCCATGCTCGGCCACTAGATTGTCGTAGTTGTGGAACCCCTGCGGATCTACCGCATCAAAGGTTTTGGTCGCAGCGCGTTTGAGCAACGCCTTTTCACCTTGCTTGGGCATAAACGTATAGAGCTTCTTTACATCACCCACGCTTGCTGTCTCGCCTCTGGCCAGCCGTTGCCAGATATCCATAGCTTCAAGCAGTTCAAGTGAGATCATAGAATGACCAAAGCGTTCAAACAAATAACCGTCTTCGCGTAAAGAATGGTGAATTGAGTTCAAGGCTTTGTTGGTTCTAGCCATAATAGTCCACGAACCTTCATCAATATTCACATCATACCAATTCATGTGAAAATCTACGGCGCCATCTTCATCTCTTGGTTGCCAGTGCTTCTCCTGACGAGTTCCTATCCGGTTAACCAGATGATTGGCTAGCCGGTACACGCTTCTTGGTACACGATAACTTTTGTCAAGAACCACCTTGTTATCACAAGCATTCATGAAACTGTGTAGATCAACGCCATTCCAGCGGTGAATACACTGATCATCGTCCCCCGCGTAATACACACGGCTGGCTCTCTCCTTGAGTATCGCTACCTGCTTCCATTGTAGCGGAGTCAGATCCTGCGCTTCGTCAACAATGAGAACATCCAAGACAGGACTGGTGCCTTGCTTCACGAACAACTCAACCATGTCCGTGTAATCAAACTTACCGTTGTCTGACTTGTACGCCGCATAAACTTGATCCACGCGCTTGACCATCGACCAATGCAGATCATAGTCACCCCTGTCGTTGTACTCCTGTTCCATGCTAATACAGCGCAACTTGGCACGACTAATCACTTCCAGATACCGATTGCCCTCCTTCATAGACAAAGGCACCATACCCTCTTCCATGACTTCAGCAGTGCTCCGGTCAAACGCCATGCCCAAGATCTCGCCCAACTGACGAAAGTCCGCCGGTTGAACCGTCTCTCTTGTCTCCATGCCTAGCCAGTTGAAGCCTATGGAATGTAGCGTCTTGAACCACGGCACATCTTTTTCGGTGAGCTGTAACTCACTGCCCACACGCTCTCTCGCCTCTTGTATGGATTTACGAGAGAAAGACACGAAGCCAATCCTGTCAGGAGGAGTGCCACCGGCAAGTTCCTTCCGGACAATATCAATCATCGTATGCGTCTTACCGCAACCAGGTGGCCCGAAGATCAGCGTCTCATCAGCCATCAGTTTTCTCGCGTGGACGAGAATCAAGCCATTGCTCGACCTCTGTGCGCAGCCATCTCATTGTACTATTCTTTTCCGTCTCCGGACCTAGCACAACTGGTTTAGGAAAATGACCTTCTTCTACCCATCTGTAGACGGTAGAACGAGCCACACCTAACCATTCGACAACCTCACCCACTTTGAGATACCGTTCATCAGAATGGTATGTCATTTAACTTCTCCTCTGTTGGTAGTTCCATTTCATCATTGTCAAACTCCGGCACGAACCAGACGCGAAGATTCTTCCATTGACCTGTATCTTCGTCTTTAAACTTGTATGTGGTGTTACACTCATTGCCACCGTTCATATCTTTTAGGCGTTGCTGTACCTGCGGACGTTTAAGTTCACGGAACCCGCGATTGCGTAAGAACTCCATCAAACCCTTAATCGTGAACATTGTCAGATCACTTTCTGTCCAAGGCTTGCCAATCGCCATCTCCTGCGGAGACTTGGCTCTAATACGGCTGGTGCAATACACTTCCACAAGTTCTTCAAACTGACCTTTAATCGTCAGTTCCTTTGGCACCTCGATATGAGTTGCCTCTTCCAATAAACCGTTTACATAACTCTGCCAATCCGGCGCCTTCATTATGGGCGGCATAACATCCAGTTGCTCCATACAGGCACGTTGAAACTGCAACGGCATCTGTAACTGTTCGGTGGATAACTCCAGCCGTTTGCCATCGAGATCAAGGAAGTAGAGCCTCGGCTCCGACTTCTGGATAGTCAGGCCAGTGATCCCCGGCATAGACCCATTCTTGCCTATACCAAACTTGGCTTGGCGGCAGGCCGCTTTATCACAATGACTGCCCATAGGCTCTTCTTTACAAAGATAACCATAGTCCTTCTTCTCATGCCCATTTTGAATTGAAACTACTTCACTAGCTGGCAGGGATGGCTTGCAATATTTCTGATTCCACTTTTCTAAAGTGGCTTTCCACTTATCCGGGTACATCATCTTGGCGGTTACTGCCGCATGAAACATAACCCTGTTCCTTGTGCCATCAGGCACAGAGGTAGCAAACATTATCCGTAAGCATGGCGGCATCTCCCGCAACTCATCATCTTCGCTGGCAAAATCTAGTTTGCGCAGATCCTCCAAAGTACATTTGATCTTGTCTACCTGATTTAAAAACTCCTCAAGTGAAAGATCCTCGCCCTTGTTGTTTATTGCATAACGTAATGTATTCTCTGCCTCAAAGTACGGCAGGTTGATAAAGTTACCCACATCCCCACGCTCGGCAAGAATCTTGTTCTGCTTTGGAAACACCTCACATCCACCAAAGCCTAGCACCGCAGCGAACTCCGTAAGGTGATCACGCATATCGGTTGCACTAATCCAATCCTGCATAAACAGGAATAGGTGCGCTCCGCCTGATTTTGATCGGCAAACAACTAGGGGTAGCTTAAAACGGTGGCACTTCTTCAATATCTCAACGTGATCGACTGGGTATGTGTCGATATCCAATGCACCAAATTTGCACATGTTCTGGTCGTTAATAGGTATTGATCCAACTCCATGCCCACCCTCTAAGTGAGCCGCCACCAATGTCTTGGTTAGTGGCTCTCGGACAATGAAACTCTTTGCCTCTGTCTTTCCGTTTTTCCTTACGCTTCCTACCGTTGTTTGACCGTGTGCTACGCTGGAGCCTTCAAAGGCCGCAGCGAAACGATCAACTAAACTCATTACTCGCTCCGCAAAAAGAGGGGGAGGCGAACCTCCCCCAAGTCACTAAAATGGGATATCGTCATCCTCAACAGGCTTATCGTCCACAGGAACCGCAGACGCCATCGGCGCCTCTTCCTGCTGGGCTTTAGCCTCACCCTTCATGACAGATTCGCGGAACAGCTTCGCTTCCTTGAACAAAGAGTTGTCCTGTACAAGGCCGACCTTCTCAATCGCCCAGTTGTACCAAGTACGCATTTCGCCATCGACAGTCTTGGACTCCTCGACTACCGTCAGCTTCCACATGGTTGCAAACAAAGCAGGTGTTTTCATTTCACCAGTCTTCGGATGCTTGACCTTCTGCATGGCAATCTGAGTTTTCCAGCGGCGGCTGACCTTCAGACCAGTAGACTTGAAGTCCACAATGGCTGGCTCATACATACCGTCTTCGCCCAAGATAAGGCAGAAGTGCTGATCGCTCTTAATGACCTCGTTACCGTTGGGCAAATATTCCTTGGCACCAACTCTCGTAGTCCGAGACAAGTCCGGGTCATCAGGTGCACGCACACCTACAAAGCCCCCACCTTGGTCACCAGAGACGAACTCTGGATAAGTGGTCACTTGGTAACACGGAATCACGGTAATGCCCTTCTCTCCGTCCCAGACCTCATTAGAGACGGTGTTGAAGATATCACCCTGACGCAGGTCAGCGATGTGCTTCATGTCGCTCTTCTTGAGTTGTGGTGACGTTCCTTGCGCTACACGGACAAACGGAATCTGTAACTCGCTAGCTTCGTAGGTTGTACCCTCACCAGCGGTATCAAAAATGTCGTCCATCATTTCGGCTGGCAGACCAGCCTCTTCTCTTTTTGCTACTTGATTAGCCATTATTTCTTCCTCTTTACTTCAGCAGTTCTTGCTACATAGGCTCCAAACATATCCAGATCTATCGAATTACCCTGTTCCACTTGTTCACGAATGAACGCCTTCAAGGTCATAGAATGAATATGAGTCTTTTGCTCTGGGTGAAAACCTTTCTGCTCGAGGTCGTACATAACGTCCCCAGCAGCGTTGTCTTGCCCACGACCAAACGACACGATAATGTCGTTCTTGATTATGTCGTCCAGACCATGTTCTCGGAGCCAGTTGAAAGCCTCCTGCTTCCGGTCAGCAGGGATTGACGCAGACACAAACGGTTTCAGCGTAACGGTTGCACCGTCCACATCCACACGCTCAATACCCATCTCATCCATAAGCATAGGTATTTGCTCAAACGCAATCCTCTGTTTTTCTGCTTTAAGTTCTTTGAGATACTTTTCGGTATCGTCAATTTGTTGTTGCTTTTCGTTGAGCCGGTGAACTAGACCGGACAACTGCTTGCCCCCATCTGCATCAACGCCGGAAAGCGTATCCGCATCTGCGAACATTTCTTCATCAAAGATTGTTTCACTCTGCTGCATAGCAAGTACATCCTCTTCAGGTTTGATGGGCTTGACGGAACCATTCCGTTACCCTATGTTCAGACAATATAGGAGGACATAGATGGAAGTCAACTACAAATTCAAAACGGAACCATATGAGCACCAGCGGGAAGCTATGCACCGCAGTATACCTATGAATGCGTATGGATTCTTTATGGAAATGGGAACTGGTAAGTCTAAGGTCTTAATTGATAGTATCGCGTATCTAGGCAACACACATAAGCTCGACTTCGCATTAATCATTGCACCAAAGGGCGTGTATCGCAACTGGATAAATAAA